TTTAGTACGCGGCGAAAGGGGTTTGAACTAAAGATGGACAATTATGAGGGCCATAGAGATGCAGAGGGTAAATTTCTACCGGGATGTCCGGGGGGTCCTGGGCGTCCAAGACGTATCGTGGAAGACAAATTGATGACTGTGTTACACGAACAATCTGTGGAAGCCTGGCCTGAGATCGTACAACGTGTCATCAAAGAAGCCATACGCGGTAGGTCTTGGGCAGTCAAGTTCATCGCGTCATACGGCATGGGATTGCCGCAAAGTCGTCATGACATAACAAGCAAGGGGGAAAAGTTGGGTGACTCACAAACGTTTGACGAAAGAGTGGCTGCAATCGCTGCCGCCCTTGAATCCGCAGGAACACGAGGAACTGAGGAAGACCTTGGGGGTGATGTGGTTACCCCAACCGGGGAGACCACAGCTTGATGCATACTACTCAGACGCCGATACTGTCCTGTTCGGAGGATCGGCGGGTGGGGCCAAAAGCGATTTGTTGCTCGGACTTGCATTAACACAGCACAAAGATTCTATCATCTTTCGCCGTGAGTATTCACAGATGGCCGGGTCTAGTGGAATCATAGAGCGAAGTAAAAAGATTGTAGGTGACAGAGGAAATTACAATAATCAAGAGCATACGTGGCGTGATCTACCTGGTGGGCGTACATTAGAGTTTGGGGCCGTACAGCACGAAGATCAAAAGGCAAAGTTCCGTGGTCGCCCACACGATTTCGTTGGAATTGATGAGGCAGGAGAGTTTCCAGAGAGTATCGTTAAGTTCTTGATCGCCTGGCTTAGAACAACTGAATCTGGACAACGCTGTAGAATAGTCATGTGCTCAAATCCCCCAACGAATATAGAGGGAGAATGGCTGATCAGAATGTTTCGACCTTGGCTCGATCCCAATCATATCAATCCGGCTGAATCAGGAGAACTCCGCTGGTTTGCAATGATTGACGACAAGGATACTGAGGTAGACGGGCCAGAGTTTATAGATCATAACGGTGAGACTCTACACCCTAAGTCCAGAACGTTCATTCCATCGAGATGCCGCGACAACCCGTATCTCTATGATAACGATTACGAAAGTATGCTACAGGGCTTGGCGGAACCTCTAAGGTCACAGTTACTTCATGGTAGCTTTACAAAGACGATGACAGAGAATCCTTGGTGTGTCATCCCCGCTGCCTGGATCAGAGCCGCACAGGAACGTTGGAAGAACACACCGAAGCCAGATGTATCATTGAGCGCCTTGGGGGTAGATGTCGCCCGTGGTGGCAAGGATCAGACAACACTGAGCGAACGTTACGAGAACTGGTTTGGACATTTACACAAGTATTCTGGAAGTAGTACACCCACTGGTTCTAGCGTTGCAGCCCTGGTGATGAATCTGTTACCAGAGGGTGGGGATGTAGTCATTAACCTTGATGTCATTGGGGTTGGTGCATCCCCTTATGATATATTGGTAGCTAACGGTCTCTATGTCAATGGCGTCGTCTTTTCTGAAAAGAGTTACGAGTACGATAGATCGGGCAAGCTTAAAATGCGTAACATCAGGGCCGAGGCGTACTGGTCATTGCGAGAGGCCCTTGACCCTGAACACGGCGACGACCTATGTCTACCACCTGACCCTGAACTGTTGGCAGACCTGGCAGCATTAACTTGGTCACTGTCAACTGCCGGTGTCCTGATTGATGCGAAGGATGTCGTCAAGAAGAGAATTGGCAGGTCGCCCGATGCGGGTGATGCACTTGTACTTTCACACTATCTGTCAAACGTAGGGTCTATGGTAGTGGCAATTGGTTGACATAACAGGTTCCGACTAGGGTCCTTATGTTCGGTCTACTACTTTTGGGTTATGCCTGTTGGGGCTCAAAAGTTGATCTACTACTTTTGGGTTATGCCCATGAGCACGATTGGGCCACCCCACAATCAGGGGTGGCTATAGTAAGATTGTTTCGTTGGTTGCCCCCACAACCAGGGGGCATATAGACATTTAGATTACGGGTAGGGGAGGGGCCAGTATGATCAATATCAGTATAACGGCCCCTGATTGTGGGGCCGCCCAATTCAGCAATTGTGATACTTAGCCTTGGGGTTACGATGAGGGAGATTCTACTCTATGACGACTAAAATGTTTGGTGGACCCTTTGGTGCTAAAGCTGTAGACGTAGGTGTATTCTTTGACTACATGGAATCACAGGGTAGTTCACTGACCAACGCCACCGCGAAATCATTGTACAATACAAACCCTTGGTTTTTCCGTTGTGTAAACCTACGGGCAGCCGCTATTTCGAGCATACCGTTTCGGATTCTCAAAGGTGAAACGGAAGTTGAGGACCCGTTCAACCTACCGCAGTTGCTATCTGTTACCGAAGCTTTCCTTAGTATTGGTGGTGCCGCATTCTGGCTCAAAGTTGCTAACCGCGTAGTAATGACTGGTATCCAGATATTGAACCCCAATTCGATGAAGGTCAAGACGGATGCCGTAAAGGGTATCATAGGATTTGAACAGACCACAGGCGGAGTACCTAAGCGGTTTGATCCTGAGAAGATCGTATATTTCAAACTATTCAATCCGTCCGACGATCTAGGGCCAGGGGTTGCGCCCGGTGAAGTAGCAAGGAAACCTGCCAGCCTGGTAGATTGTATGAATACGTGGGCAGCCAACTATTTCGCTAACGGCGCGGTGCCGCTGGTTGTCCTGCATTCTGAACGAGATGTACCCGATGCCGAGGTCAAACGAATTGAAACGACCTGGCGGAAGTGGTTCGGCGGTGTAGCGAATGCCTTTAAGACTTTTGTGTTACGCCGTGGAATGAAGATAGACGTCATATCACCACCGGTCAAAGACTTGGCTATGCCCGCCCTGACCAAACAATCAAAAGGACAGGTTGCCAGTGCGTTTGGTGTGCCACAATCTCTGCTGGAAGACGTATCGAACAGAGCAACCGCAAGCGTCCACCGTATTAGTTTCTGGGTTGAGACTATAATTCCTGCGGCTAGACTGATCGAAGCTACACTGAACGTACAACTGTTCGGCCCGATGGGGCTAAAGTTTGAGTTCCTTTACAATAGAATCGAGGCTATCCAACAGGATGAGGCAGCCAAAACACAATCCTCAGTTAGTCTATTGAACTGGGTATCCAGTGCTTTCAAGGAGAATCTGTTGGGTCGTGACGAATCTCGCACCATCATCGATAATCTACTGGAAGAGATAGGCCAGCCGTCTCTGGAATCTGAGCCTCCCCAGTCGTTAGATGCTCGTTCGTTGCAGTGGTCTAATCTGGCGAAGTGGAAGACCAAAGCCTTGACACGCGGTAAGCTTGTGAGTTTCAAGAGCGGGTATGTCAATAGAAATCTTAACGCTCTAATCGTGATGGCACAGGATACGATCGGTGTCGATGGCGCTTTCAGTTTTATGAAGGCCCAAGATCAAAGTGCGTCTAAGTTTGAAAAGAGATTGCAGCGTCGTCTCCTGGACATCTTTGTTGAGTACAAGGGTAAAGTTCTGAGGGGTATACGTTCTAATACGCCGGTTGACCTAACCACGATGGCAACCGAGATGTCTGCGGTGGCTCAACCAGAACTGACGATCATCTTTACAGCAGAGGCTTTACGTGTCGCAGCCGAGGTGGGAATCCAATTCGATCCTGCGGTCGTTAGTTCATCTGCTTTGGAGTGGGCACGTAGCTATACTTACGAACTGATCAGGGGTATCACAGACGTTACGCGTAATGCTGTGTCTAAGATCGTGGCTGCGTTTGTTGAAACACCTGGTATGACTCAGGGCGATATGGAGGCCCTACTTGAACCTACGTTTGGTAAGTCCCGTGCATCTAACATTGCTACGACCGAGACTACACGGGCCTTTTCACACGCGACTACAGAGATACAAACACTGCTAAACCAGACCGGTATCAAGATGGTCAGAGTATGGAATACAGCCGGTTCTGATGTGTGTGAAGAAATCTGTGAGCCGTTGGACGGTAAGACAGAAGACGTGTGGGGAGAAGAATATCCCGAGGGACCCCCTGCGCATCCACGTTGTAGATGTGGTGTAGGGTTGAGGCCGGTCAAGAATGCCTAAAGATTTCGATGTAGTTGTCCGTGGGTACCCTGTGGTGAAGAAGGCTATCGGCCTACTACAAGGTAAATCACTACACGATGCAATGCAGCGTGGTGCAATGAAGGCCGCTGAATACGCCCGTAGTTTGATAATGGAATACCCCGGACCGTCACACCAACCGGTGAAGTGGGCCAGCGAGAAGCAGCGGACTTGGTACTTTGCAAATCGGGCAAAGGCCGGTGTGCCGATGAAGTATACCAGGATTTCCGATCCCTGGTCACAGAAGCTAAAGCACTCCTGGGTAGTCGAAGAAACGGGGGAAGCAGCAGCCGTATTGAGAACGCCGGTCACTTATGCACCTTTCGTTCAGTGTAAAGAATTGCAGCAGCCGATGCACAAGGCCACTGGTTGGATCACCGATGAAGAAGTTCTACAGCGTTTGGCCGACGAGAACATTGTAGAAGAACTGATCGGGGCCGAGATTGAATCGATGCTAGAGGCTGCATAATCGGGAGGTTAGTCTATGCCGTGGACAGTAGAAAGCCCACCATCTTGTGCCGAGAACTGGACAGAGGCAGAAAAAGAGAAATGCGTAGCAGCGGCTAACGCAGTGCTCGAAGAAGATAAGACTGAAGACGCTGAACGCAATGCCGTTTTCGCTTGTGTTTCTGCTGTTGGTAAATCAAAGGAGGACAAATCGATGAGCGTAATCTTTGCAGGTAAATCCGAGTTGTCACTGACAGATCGTGAGCGCCAGTTGTACAACGTACTAAGCGGTGATAGCCAATGCGTGGTTGAGTCTGCGTGGATCGAAGAGGTGTTCGAGGATTACGTAATAGTAACCAAAGACACTCAAACGTATCGCGTGGCCTACCACTTCGATGAAGACGACAAACTCCATATTGCCCCCATGGGCGAGTGGGTAGAGGTACAGCAGGAGTGGATAGTCAAGTCGCTCAAAGCTAAGGCCCTAGAGAGTGGGGCAGTGTGCATCAAATCTCAGACACCGGAAACTCTGGAATTGGCCGGTTACGGGCTGGTTTTCGGTGGTGCGGACCTGGAAGGTGAGCACTTCACAAAGAACACTGATCTATGGTTTGATCGAATTAGTGAAACCCCGATGGTTCTCTACCAACACGGCCAAGATGATAAGCTAGAAACGAAAGTTGTAGGGCGCGTTACGTCGCATCAAAAGGATGAAACTGGTTTGTGGGTCGAAGCACAGATCGATCTCTCCGATGCTTACGCCGCAATGATCCCTGCATACATGAAGGAGCGTCCTCTCGGTTGGTCATCTGGATGCATCGGCTATCTGGCTAAAGTCGCAAAGTCCGGTGAGATTGAATCATGGCCAATCGCAGAGTTTTCTCTGACTCCAACGCCCATGGAACCCAGAACATTGGGTATCGAGGCGGTGCGAGCTATGCCCGAAGTCTATTCCGCAGTCAAGGCACTACTTCCAGAGGGTGACGAGTCACCGGAAGGTGGTGAGGCTGGGGATGGAACTGAAGGTACCTTATCCGTAAATTCTAATTCTAGACGTGAGGAGGATAATTCGATGGAACTAACCAAAGAACAATTGCAAAAGTTTGCTGAGGAAGCCGGTACCGCTGCTGTCAAAGCCATGATGGATAAGCTGGAAGGCGAACAGACAGAGCGCGGTACTTTCTCCCAAGGCAGCGAAGATGACGGTACGAAATCGTTCGGTGATGCCCTGATCGCCATTCGTGCCGGGAACCACAAGCGGCTCGAAAGCGTGTACGGTGCGAAGTTCGCGCCATTCTCTGACATCGGCGCGTACTACAGCGCGGAGAACTTCAAGGGCGTCAAGGACCTACTTGGCTCCGCTGGCGGAACCGGTGGATACACTTTTCCCGATGGATTCATTCCAGAAATGATCGAATATCGGGACAAGATTTCCTTCGTGCGTGATCTCTGCTGGATCGTGCCTATGTCCCTGCCGACCGTGCTGATTCCCGCAGGTGATCAAACTGGAACTCCAGGTGCATCGAACCGCACACAGATGTTTTCAGGTGTGAGGGCTGAATGGACTGGTGAGGGTCACGAAAAGAACGAAACCGAACCGGCGTTCAAGCAGCTTGAACTGATCGCCAAGGAACTCAGTGGTTACACGCAAGCGTCCGATTCGTTGCTGGCGGATAGTGCCCTGACCCTGGCCTCGATTCTGAGCCGTCAGTTTGGTGGATCGTCCGCGTACTCGGTACAATGGGCGGTTCTGAGGGGCACGGGTGTGGGACAACCATTGGGCATTCTGTCCGCCCTGGATGCCACACCTAACGGGCCTACCATTCTCGTTCAGCGTGCTGTAGCCGCCCAGGTCTCCTACACCGACCTTACGAACATGATCGGGCGGTTCTTCCCTCAAGATGTTGAATCCTGCGCGTGGGTGATCAATGCGCTGTGCAAGCCTCAAATCTACCGTTTGGCCGATGTTGGTAACAACATCATCTGGATGCCGAACGCCAGAGACAAGGAACCGGAACGTCTGTTGGGTTACCCAATCCACTGGACATACCGAAACGAGGTTCCGGCCCTGGGAACGACCGGTGACGTGACGCTGTGCGACT